AGGGTATTGAAAAGTATGCTAATGCTGTAGGTGGACAGCAGGTTGATCTTGAATCTGTATCGAAAGAACTAGGAGATAACGCAACAGCTAGAGTTGAAGCTGTTCAGTTATGGATGAATAAGTTCTTCCCTGATCCGGCAATGCAAGAAGCAGTAGCTACATTAGGCTCAACGTCTGCAGGTATCAAAGCATTAGAACATGTTATCGAGCAAACAAAAGGAAGTACTGTATCTCCAACTGGTGTGCCTGCAGGTCAAGTAAGTCAAGCTGATGTTGAAGCTAAGATGAAAGACCCAAGATACTGGCAACAGGGTAGACGTGATGAAGCTTTTGTTAGGGAGGTAAACAGTGACTGGCAGAGACTTCACGGGGGTAGGTAAGTATGGCGATGCCTTTATTGTAAAGTCAAGACCAAGTCATGCTGAAAGACTACAAAGTAATTTAAGATCAACGGATGTAAGAGAATGTGTAATCGCAGGTGTGAATCCTTGGCGTGCATTAATGCAACCATTTCAAGAGGATACGGCTGAAACTTATACTGCTTTGTTAAACGACGAACCTGTTATGATGTTTGGTGTAGTTAAACAACATGATCTTGTTGGTAGGATATGGATGCTTTGTAGTTATGAGGTAGAAAAGTATCCAAAAACATTCATGAAATTCTCTCCATCTATAGTTGAATACTTCCAAAGTCAGTATTATTTACTAGAAAATGTTTGTCCTGTAGATCATTACAAGACTCTTTCATGGCTTGGCTACCTTGGGTTTGACATACTTCCTGATATAATAATGCAAAATGGTTTTCAAGTAGTTAGATTTGTGCGTTGTCAGAACAATTATTATATGCCATCCATTGAGGATACACGGCCTGTAATAAGCTGATGGCCCTAACGGATAACCAGTTGAAGCAAAGAGCAGATAACCGAGAGCAACCTTAACAACAATCTGCTATATGCAGGGAAAGGACTATATAATGGCTAATACAATAGACACAGCCTTTATTAAGCAGTTCGAGTCCGAGGTACATTTAGCTTATCAAAGAATGGGTTCTAAGTTAATGAACACTGTTCGTAATGTAAGCAATGTTGCAGGAAGCGTTGTACGCTTTCAAAAAATCGGTACTGGAACAGCTTCAACTAAATCAAGAAATGGTATGGTAACTCCAATGGAACTAACACATACTACAGTAGAAGCAACGTTAGCAGACTACTATGCTGCAGAATACATTGACAAGTTAGACGAACTCAAGACAAACATTGATGAGCGTCAAGCTATTGCAACTTCTGCTGCTGCTGCATTAGGTCGTAAGACAGACGAGATTCTTGTCACAGCGATGGATGCAGGTGCTAACTCAACTCAATTACATGATACAAGTAGTGCTGTTGAAAAGGCAGACTTATTATCTGCATTTGAAACATTTGGTACAGCAAACATTCCCGAAGATGGACAGCGTTATATTGCTATGCATCCTAAAGGCTTTGCTGATCTTTTCTTAATTGAAGAGTTTGCATCATCAGATTACGTAGGTGATCAGAACTTACCATACGCAGGTGGAATGACCATGAAAAACTTTCTTGGTTTTAACATCATGTCTACTTCTGCTATTACAGCAGGAAAGAACTTAGCGTATCATACAAGTTCTGTAGGTTTAGGTATTGGTGCTAATGTAACTACTGAGTTAAATTATGTACCAGAGAAAGTTTCTCACCTTGCAACTTCAATGATGTCCATGGGTGCTAGTGTCATAGATGACAATGGTATTTATGAACTTCTTGATAACAATTAATAGGAGGGTTTATCATGGCTTATGGAGCTTCTGGACTAACAAGAATGGCAGGTGGTGGTGGCTACAATATGTGGTACTACTCAAGTGTAGACGCATTATCAGTAGTGCGTGCATCTGGCTATTTCAACGATGCAGCAGGCATGATGAATGTCGGTGACTTAGTTATTGTTTATGATAACAATGCACCAACAATCGCATTGTCATTTGTGTTATCAAACACTGGTTCGGTTGTTGATATTGCAGACGGTACTGCAATAACAGTAACAGATAGTGACTAAAATAAATGGCATCAACGGCATCTGATTCAGCGTTGGATATTGCATCGAGAGCCTTAGTGCTCATCGGTGCAGAGCCAATTACTTCTTTTGAAAGCAGTTCAACTGAAGCATTGGTTGCGTCTAACATGTATGAAGATGTCGTTAGGTCATCTTTGTGTGTAGCAAGATGGAGGTTTGCGACAGAGCAAGCAGTGTTAAATCAACTAACAGACACCCCAACTGGTAGGTTTGATATAGCACATCAACTCCCAAGCAATCTTCTTATGCTTCATGCAGTTACAATTAACGACAATAAAATTATATACACAGTATATGGCGACAAAATATTTTCAGACTCTACAACAAACGATACGTTAATAGCCGACTATACTTATAGAGCACCTGAGACAGACTTTCCATCTTACTTTTCATTAGCTGTTCAGTATTCATTAGCATCTGTATTTGCTACATCAATAGCTAGAGATGATAAGCTTATGGAGATGATGGAAGTAAAAGCAGAAAGGTTAATGGCTAAAGCAAGAAACCTTGATAGTCAGCAACAAACATCAAGAGGATTGACAACCACGAGGTTCAGAACAAATAGGTTGAGTTAATGGCAAGGATAAGAGTACCTCAAAATAGTTTTCAGTTTGGTGAAATAAGTCCGTCATTAACCTCAAGAACCGATACGGCTGTGTATAAGAATGCAGCAGAGAAAGTTCGTAACTTTTTTATACGTGGTGAGGGTGGTGTAACTAAAAGACCGGGAACAAAACGTTGGCATAACTTTGCATCTGCTCCTGCTTATTCATCTGATCTAAGACAGACAGTAAGAATAGAACCATTTATATTTTCAGACGATGAACAATATATAATTGCTTTTAGCAATACACGCATAGAAGTATTTCAAATCAACCCGACAAATGGTAACATCAGTTCTATACAAGCCATAACAGGACAGGCTTGGTTAGTTAATACAACATCTGCACCTTATCTTGAAGAGTATACTTTTGCTCAACAGGGTGACATTATGTTTATTGCTCATCAAACTGTTGCACCAAGAAAGCTTATACGTACAGGATTAACTACTTTTACTGTTGAGACATATGTATTTGAAGAGTCAGTAAATAGCGAGCATGTATTTCAACCTTACTATCCATTTCAAGACTTAGGTGTTACGCTATCATCGAATGCAACTAGTGGTACTGGTGCAACTCTTACTTCATCAGCAGATTACTTTACATCAGATCATGTTGGGGTTTACTTAAAGATAGGTCAAGCTGAAGTTAAGATTACTGCATTTACTAATGCGACAACAGTCACAGCAACTATTTATGGAACACTTAGACAACAGTTAGACAATGACGCATTGAAAGTTTCTGAGGGTAGTGGAACTGTTCAAGTAACACATGCATTACATGGTTTAGCAGTTGGTGCATCTATTGTTATAGACAGAGCAGGAACAATAGGTGGATTAGCTATTAGTAAACTAAATGGTACTAGGACTATTACTGCTGTTATTGACGAGAATACTTATGAGTTTACAGCAGGATCAAGTTCTACATCTAATGCTTCGGCTGATGGTGGTGGTGCTCCAAGGATAGCAACAGGTGCAGCAACTACAGAATGGCAAGAGCAAAGCTATTCAGCAGTGCGTGGATTTCCTGCAGCAGTTACCTTTCATCAAAATAGATTATGGTTTGGTGGTACACTAGCACAGCCTGATGGTATATGGGGTTCTAAGTCTGGGCAGTATTATAACTTTGATGTAGGTGATGGTGAAGATAACGATGCACTTGATCTTACGGCAAACGTTGGTGAGATATTTACTATAAGACATTTAGTATCTAACAGAGACTTACAGGTGTTTACTACAGGTGCAGAGTTATTTGTTCAAGCACCAACAGATAAACCAGTTACTCCTGCTAATGCACAGATACGCAGACAGACTCCGTATGGCAGTTCGTTTGTAAAGCCTAGTGTATTTGATGGTGCTACTTTGTTTATACAGGAAACTGGCAGTGCATTAAGAGAGTTTCTATTTGCTGATTCAGAAGCATCGTATACATCCGTTGCTGTATCAGGACTTGCACCTCATTTGATAGTTGACCCTGTACAGCAAACATCAATCAAAGGTGCATTGAATCGAAGTGAATCATATGCGTTCTTACTTAACAGTGATGGTACGTTAGCTGTATTTTATTCTATACGTGGAGAACAAAAACAAGGTTGGTCTTTGTGGGATACAACAGGTAAGTGGCATTCGATATGTTCTATACATGAAAGATTGTTTGTTGTTGCCTCAAGAGACGATGGCTCAGGTACAACCAAACTGTTCTTAGAAGAGTTTCAAGTAGCTATGCCTATGGATTTCTGTGATGAATTTAGTGCATCAAGTAGTGTGTTTGGTAGTTTAACCTCACACTTTTCTAATGGTGCAGTTGTCAAAGCAATTAGTGGTAATGATTATCTTGGAGAATTTACAATCTCTGGAGCACAGATAGATGCATCATTAGCTAAATCAGGTGTGTCCACTGGCTTTATAGGTTACGCATTCGTTCCTCTCATCACGACCTTGCCAGTGGATGCAGGTATTATTGGTGGTCCTCTTACTGGAGAACCAAGAAGAATTAGCCGTGTTGTATTGGATTTACATTCTACTCTAGCTGTATCAGTCAATGATAAAGACTTAGTCTTTAGGAATGTTACTGATGATATGTCAGTAGACAGAGTTGCAATTACAGGCAAGGAAGAGTTTAGGATACTTGGATACAGTCGTGACCCACGAGTTAATGTATCACAGAGTTATCCTTTTAGTTTAGACTTAAATGGTATGGTAGTGGAGGTAGCGTTCGGATGAGTT